ATGCAACTGCTGTTTCTCGATGACGCCGCGCAAAGCAAACCTTCACGCCAGCGCGTCGGGCCGCTTGTAGCGGTTGGTGGCATCTCGATTGATGTTGAGGCCGCCCGCGATCTTGAAAGCGCTCTGAACGCATTCTGCAACGAAATAGGTTTTCCCTCGCGAGAGCCTTTCAAGTGGTCCCCAAGCGCGAACCATTGGATGCGTGAGAACTTGATCGGGTCGGGTCGTGCGGAGTTTTTCGAGACGGTCTTGAGGCTTGCCGCTGACCACGGCGCCAAAGGTCAGGTTACAATCTCAGACAAAACGAAGGGGCTGGCTTCCAAGAATTCGGGCAAGCATGAGACCGATGTGCTCTTGATGGCACTTGAGCGTTTTAACGGTGTGATCAGGGGTGACTTGGGAATGGTTATCGTCGCTCGCCCGTCGGGTGGTCGAAGCGACGAAGATAAGTTCCTGTCGGAATGCGCTGACATTGTCGCGAATGGCAGCGATTATGCGCAGTTCATGAATCTAGCGACGCATGTTCTGACGATGCCGTTTCAGAATTCTCGGCTGCTTCAAGTCGCTGATCTGGTCGTCTCAATAACAACCGCAATGGTCGCGGGACATACAACGTTTGCCGCTCCGGTCTTTGAGCGAGTGAGGGCAATGCTGCGCGCAGATCTAGGGAGAATCGGAGGGGTAGGGGTGAAGATTCACCCGGACTACTCTTACGCAAACCTGTATCATTGGCTCTTAGGCGACGAATACATCAAAATTGGCGGCAGCGGGATACCCCTGCCGATGTCGGACCGGCCGTATTCTAAGGATGCCAATCGTTACTGGCGTTGAGCCCGCCGATCTTCACCAGCGGGCTGTCGTGACCTTCATCTTGCCTATTGCTTGCTCGCCGCTACCAGCGTGTTCAGGCGGTCAATCACGACGGCGATAGCGAACAAGCTCACTGCCGAGCCTATGGCGCTCACGGCGACGATAGCGGCGATTGGAAGCTCAATGGTGCCTGAGAAGAACAAGGCCGCTGCCGGCCCGGCGATCAATAGCAAAACACCCAATGTAGAAAAGAACCCTGTGATCAGTTGGATGGTTTGTCGCCTGTCTCTGCGGTTTTCGCGTTTGCAGAACCAGCATCGTCAATTTGCTTGAATGCATACCTCACGACAGCCTCCTGATAGATTGCCACCGCTCCACCGAAGATAAAAACGCCGAAAATCAGGTATAATATTTTAGACTTCAGTGAATGGATTGCTTGGCCTTTTCCAAAGTTAAAGAAGAATTTAGGCAACGCTAGGCCTTTTACCACGGCCAATGCGATTGCCGTAAGTATCGCAACCACGACATACGATATAAGCGTCTCGCCGTCTCGGAGCTCTCCGAAAATTATGGAAGAAATAACGCCAAGAACGCCATATAAGGCTCCATCAATCTGAGAATCTGGATAAAGAATACTGTAGAATTTCTTTATAGGATTGAGTTCACTCGTTATGTCCTTCTCTAGGAGCAGGCACCTTTCGCGAGGTCCAGACACCCTCAAATAAATGCTTTGCATCAAGGCGTTCGAAAAATGCAACGTGGCGCTAAAATCCGCAGTTCGAGAGGTAGCTGATATGTAAATCTCATCGACCGAATCCGATTTTATAGCCGGCTCCTCGAAAACTGCCTCTATATCGTCAAACGAAATTTCATGATTATTTTTAAACTTTAAAGATATTCTGGCAGGTTCGCCCACGTTCTTACTTATTACTTTATATACAGACTTCAAGAAATCCTCGTCAACCGCATAGGCGCCCGAGATATTCTTACTGATTTTATATTTACCGGTCATTTATGACTTCCGAATCGCTTCGTTCAAGCAAGCATACAAACATACTTGCAGTGTATTCCGCGCACAACTAAGGTTTGTGCGTTATCAACCCACCGCATGAAGATTCTCCATGATCAGAAAATTGACTATTGCGGCCGTCGTGCTGGCGTTGTCGGGCTGTCAGACCGCACAAGAGATGTTCGCGCATCAAAAACCCGTCACCGCTGATATGAAGGCGCAGATTGTCGCGGGCGCGCGTGATGTTTTGAAAGATCCTTACTCCATACGTGACGCGGAAATTTCCTACAGTGTTCCCGCACAAGGCGGCGGCACCTTCGTCTGTGTGAAGGCTAATGCGAAGAATGGGATGGGAGGCTATACCGGACGCAAGGGCTGGCTCATTCCGTTCAACAAGGCCGGTCGGATCATGAATGCTTTCGAGGGGCATCCTTTCTGCAACTACACTGAGATCAAGTATCAGCCGTTTCCCGAGATCTACAAGCTTCGGAACATTTGAACGCTAACGCCTGCCGGTGAAGATCGGCGGGCATCGTCCTTCAGGTCTGGCGCTTCTTCCACGCCGCTATCATTGCGTTCACCTTCCGCTGAACGCGTCGGCGCGCCTCTTCCCGATCAACGCCGCACAGAAGCAGCTGGTCGTAGTCGGTCATGGTGTGGCGAAGCACGCTCTGCATGGTGATGCCGACTGCCGCGCCTATCGTCGCGCCGTTCCAATCCTTCTTTGCGATCTTCGCGACAAAGAACTCAACGGCGAAGTCAGGGCAGCCAGGATGGTTGCGGCGTATGTGCTTCTCAATAGCCGCTGGTGTGAACTTCGTCACGGCGCGCCCCTGCGCCGGTTCTCGACGGCGTAGTAGATCGCGCTGGCTACCTCATAGGACCATCGGAAGATGTCGTGTTCGTCCCATTGCTCCGGCGTCATGCTGCGGGCCGTAACCAGTTCTTCGCAAACGATGCTCCCAATCGTGCCAACCATGAGGTCATCGGCTTCCTTCGGCGTGAGGCCGTCATACTTGCTGGACATTGTTGCTCCTGAAACGAGAACGGCCCGCCGTGATTGGCGGGCCTTGGGGAGGTTTAGGCGGCTTTCTCAAGCAGCGCTAAACGGGTGGTGCTTAGGGCGCACAAGTTCGGCCAGATGCCGAGGTCGCCGAGGGCTTCAATGATCTTGGTGCGAAGATCGTCAGGGTCTGCCGGATCGTATACCCGGGCGATGGCCTCAAGGTTGTCTACGGCTGCATGATAGGTGTCGTCGTGAATGTATTGGTCCTGCATAGAGGATACTCCCTGTTCTTGCTGACAGGGGCAGGGATGATTCAATGCAATTGATTTGGCAAGCCTGTTTTCATTTAAGTTGTTGAATTTAAATTGAAATCAGTAAGTGCTTACTTATTTCGGAGGCAGGACACACCCACGTCCATGCTAAACGTGGGGTGCCCCTCTCCGGGCTGTAGGTGTCAGCAAGCGCCCGGAAGGTATCGGCTCTTGCGGCCGATATCTTCCTTATAGCAGGATTGCCGGCCGAGTGCGTGGGGCCGTGCGCGAAGTCAGAACTTGCCATAATTCTCAGTCGCCTCCAGCGCCTGCTGCACTGACGCCTTCTTCTCCTTCGCCTTGGCCCGCTTTCGAAGCTTATCCGCCTCCCGATCCTTCTCAACCTGCGCCGGGGAGCGGTTCTCCTTCCAAGCCTTCTTCTGCACCTTGCGCCGTTCCGGGGTCGCCTTCTCATAGGGGCGAACCTCACGGCCTTCCGTGCGCATGATCATCTCTGCATAATCGGCCTTCATCTGCTCCTTGTGGGCGCGGGCCTTCTTGCCATTGCGGTAATTTTCCTCCTTGTGACGGTTTGCAGCGTGTTCCGTGAGGGCGCGGAGTTCGGGCGACATACGCCGAGATGCGACGCGCCCGGAATTGGCCGGAGTATCATTGTCAACAGAATGTTGACTATCGTCTTCAATCGAGCTATTCATGATGAACAATCATACAGGGTTGTGCATACTTGAACCCCGGCGCTCCTAAGCACTCGCCGGGGTTTTTCTTATGCTGCTGCCTTTGCGATCTGGCCGGCAAGATCAACGGCGAGATCGCCGGTCATGCTAACTTCCGGACCGGACAGGGGCACGCGCAACTTGAAGCCCCGCCCGATGCGGATGAAGCTATAGTTGTTCTTCACATTGAATACGCTCGCCTGTCCGGCAACGGTCTCACGAATGGTCGCGGCCATCTCACGGGCGGCTTCGGCGCTGTAGATTACACGTTCGCCGTCATCGAGCCGGATAGAGACGCCGCCCTGTTCGGGCTTCACCACAAAACCAGGAATTTCCGCCGGGATCGTTCCTGCGGCAACTTCCTTACGAATCATGTGGGCGATGGCTTCGGTTGCGGACACGTCGAGGGCGTCGGCAATCGCGTTGATCTGGGCAAGACGACGGTGCGAGAGGCGAAGGGAATCAGGCTTGTTCAAGATACGGCTCCATGACATCAATGATCTAATGTTGGAGTATTATTGAGGCGATTTTAAGGCAAAAACTCCGGGGACATTTTCTAATGCATCATGTGGCGATTTCCGGGGACAATTTCTCCTATATTATGTGTGTAGATACGTAATAAATAAAAAGAGAAGAATATCGCAAGAAATTGTCCCCGGAAAATAAACAGCATTAGGGACACTCGCCGCCTGCGGCGGCTCCCCTGCGGCGGGCCTGCGGCCCTTGCCCGCGCCTTGCGGCGCGACGCCTGAAACGATCCCCCGGAGAGATTTCGTCCTGCGAGCGAAAGATACGGCTCCCGGTTCTTCTCTAAGGCGTCTCCGGGCGGGAAGCATCCCATGCCGATACGAGAGGGTTCCGGCCCGGTCGCTTCGCTCCCGGTCGCGAAACCTATCTCCGGTCGGGAGGGGATTGTTCCGCGTCTACGCCATAGCAAGTCACTGAGAGGCGTTAAGGGTGCCGGATAGGGGAAGCCACGTCCGGGCCGCATGAAACGCGTCAGCGACTCGCTACGGGCGATTGCGCCTGCAATTCGAATCTCATTATGGTGAGGCAACGGTGGGGGAACGAACTTTGGCTTTCTTTTTGACGATACTGTTTATCGCCATCGGCACGGCGATGCCGCTTGCAATGATGTGGAGCGCGGGCGCTTTTGTGGGTCAACGCCCACCCCCTCAATGGGCGGTGACGCTCATCCGGTATTCGGTATCAACCTGCCTGTTCGCTATCTGCGCCGTCGCGGCTCTTGAGTTCTTCAACCGCTACGAAGCAGAATGGTGGAGCATACCGGCAAGCGCAATCATATGCGGTGCCGGTATCTGCGGTATTGTCGGTGTGAACACCTACAAAGGGGATTGATTAGGCAATCCTAGCGGCTCCTGCTGTTCATCATGTTGCCAGGACGGGTCTGCTTGCGCAGTTCTTCGGCAACGACGCCGCGCATGGTCTGTTCCATCTGCCGGGCCATCTTCGCGGCAAGGTCCGCGTTCTGTTCCGGCGTGCCAGACGATCCATGCACAGTGACGGGTGCAGAAATGGTGATCTGCTGGACCGGCGCGGCATTGCTGTTCGCGGCCTTCAGGTTCGGGGTGCGCAATGCCGGGGCCGAACCGACAAAGCCACCTTCGGCGTAGCCCTTCAAAGCACCCCGGTGCATCGCGTCCAGATTGGCAACGCCGATCTTGCGGACGGCGTTCTTCGAGAACACGAATTCATCGCCGTGCACGATGCCCTTCGGCTCATGCTTGCCGCCCGGTCCCGTCCAGCCACCTTCGGCGAAGCCAAAGAGCGCGCCGAAGATGCCGCCGCCCATGCCACCCATGAGCCCAGACAGCGGCCCCTTGCCGAGCAACGCGGCCTGAAGCGTCGCATCGATAAGGCTGTTAATCAGCCCACGCACCGCATCGTTCAAGCTCGTCGTGCCGGTCAACAGGCCGGACAGCGACGACGTGAAGGACTCCGCAAAGAACATCTGCGCATTCTTTAATCCTTCGGCACTGTCTGCGGCTTCTTCGGTCTTGCCCTTCAGCCCTTCCGTCAATTCAAGCTTTTCGCGCATCTTCGCGATTTGTTCGGCAGTGAGCGTGATGCCCTCCCGCTTCGCTTCCGCCTGCACCTGATAAAGCTGAAGCTCGACGCGCTGCTGCTGCGCCGACATGCCGGAAATCGACTGTTCGAAGCGCGCAAGGTCAAGTCCTTCCTGCACCGTCCTGTTTAAGTTGCGGCGGGCATCAGTGCGCTGCCGGTCAAGATCGATGGCCTGCTGCTGGCCTTCGGTCGGCTCAAGCTTCTGCGCTGCCGTAGGGGTGCCGCCGTAGGCGCTGCGGATCGTCGTATCATCAACGCCGCGAAGCCCTTCCCATTCGTTGCGGAGGCCGGCGAGGTCGTTGCCACGACGACGCAACAGCGCGCGGGCAAGTTCGTCCTGGGTGTTCTCGTTAAAGAGCCGGTCGCCGGTCAAACCGAGTTCGCCCATGAGGCTTTCAAGCGTGCGCTTCGTGATCTGGTAACGCCCGACTGCCGAGGAGTTATAGCTGTTGTCGGGGTGCGCCAGCATCCGCTTCTGAAGGGCAAGCACATCGTTGATGGTCATGCCGGTGAGGTTCACCGCGCCGCCCGTGAAAGCGCCATAGCCAAGCGTTTCATTATACCCGCGTCCCTTGTCGGTGCCTTCCGCTGCGCCGATCAGGTCAAGCATGTTCGTATGGTTGCCGTAGGTAGCGATGCTCCGGGCGCGGCGGGCAAGTTCCGTTGCCTGCATAACTTCGCCCATAGTCCGGGCACTCCTCACGGCCTTCTGGTAGGCGGTGTCAAGCGCGCTCGACTGCGCGAGGGTGTCCAGTTCAGCCTTCAGTTCCGGCACGAGGTTCTTCAGTTCCGTAAGCGCGGTCTTGAAGTTCGACGCCGAAGCGACGTTGCCGTTGAAGCTGCTGGACAGGCTGTTGCTCGCGGCAGACAGTTCCTTAAGCGCCGCCTTGAAGTCGGCGCTGCCGCCCGTCACCTCAAGAATCTGTTCGTCTACGGCCTTCAGCGCGGCCTCAAGCTGGCGAATTTCCGCTTCCTGCATGACATTGAAGGGGCTGGCCTTCGCCGCTTCAATCTGGTCAAGAATGCTCTGCCGCTGGCGTTCGAGCCGCTTTAAGCGCTCTTCCGGGGAGTTGTAGCGGGTAATGGCCGCATCGCGCACGTCACCGCCCGGATCACTCAAATCACGGATTGCGCCGATGATCTCGCTGGCGACGTTGACGCCTTCGATAGCGGCGGATTTCGCATAGATCGTGAAGTTGCGCCACATGGTCGAAAATTCGCGGTCGATCCTTTTCGCCGCTTCAACCTGTTCGGCGGTGTAGATTGCTGCCTCGTCGCGCATCTTCTGGATTTCGGCGACAGACAGGCCGAGAACCTTGGCGAGTTCTTCCGCGCCGGTTCCGCCGAAAAGTTCATCGAGGGCGCGGGTCTGTCCTGCCTGATCGAGCTTCTGAATCTTGCCGATAAGCTCATCAAGAAATGCGTTAGGCTCCTTGAGCTTCCGGCCGACTTCTTCGGCAGAATAGCCGAGCGTCGTAAACCACTCCTGCCCGCTGCCCTTGCCAGTGCGCGCAAACTCGTCGCCGCGAATATTCAATTCCTTCAGGGCGTCGGTCACGCCGTCAATGCTCATGCCGGTCGCGGTCGCAACATAGGTCCACTGCTGCCATACCTTCGAAGAGACGCCCGCCTTGCGGGCCTCGCGCTCCACTTCGGCAACGCTATTAGCGATTTCCTTGAGGGCGATGGCCGCGCCACCGACGCCAGCGATAACAGCGCCGCCCCTCATAAGCGGCGCGAACATGGTCTGAAGCTTCGAGCCGATGTTGTCAGCCGCCTTCGCATAGGTGCTTTCCATGCTGCGGGCAGACTGCCGGGCACGGGCCTCCATGGCGCTGGAACCGCGCCGCTGGATGCCATTCGCCTTTGCCATTGCCTTTTCGAGCTTATCAACACGGCCTTCGATATCGACCACAAGGCCGGGAAGCGGGAGCGTCATTCTATAATCCTTAGAAGGTCATGATGCCTTCGGCATCGGGATCGTTGTAACGGGAGCGGTTGTCCTGATAGATCGCGGCAAAACGGACAGCCATGAGGGCGGCAACAGCACCGTCGATCTTGTCACGGCTCTTGCCCTTGTCGAACTTGCGGTTTCCGGCCGCATCGCGGACCACGGCCACGTTGTCGAAATTCCAGCGAAGAATGGCGTTGCCGCCGTGGTAGAACTTGCCTTCGATGATGGCGCGCTCAACTTCGTCGCAAGCGGGGGACATGGAAATAAAACCCTGCCGGAAGTCGACCACCGGCAGGCTATCGGCCATGAGGTTCTGCTGAGTCTGCTTTGCGCGCCACGGGTCGAAGGCAATCTGGCGAACGTCAAATTCCGCGCAAATCTGCCGAATCATGTCTTCCACGAATTCGTAATTCACGGCCTTGCCGGGCGTCGGGGTGATGAGATCAGCCTTTACCCATTCCTGATAGTTCACGCCTTCGGCACGCGACTTCTTCGCAAGGGCATCGGCCGGGCAGAAGAACCACGGCTTGACGATGTATCCGCTATCTTCAGTGGGCCACGCCGCAACAACGGAAGTCAGGTCCGAAATTTCGGACAGGTCCACACCTAAGAAACACGGCTTGCTCTTGCCGATCTTGGCATAGTCCACGGGAACCGCGCCGCACCGGTCATAGGTCACCATATCGACAAACGGACTGCCGCTCTGGTTCTGCCAGACGCCGAGATAAAGCTGCTGCAAAATCTCCCGTTCGATGACGGAATATTCGGCCTTGATCTTGCGCTCGCGCAAGGCCTGCAATGACGGATAGCCGCTGGCGAGGCCCGGAAGCAGCTTGTGCCAAACCGCTCCATCCTTCCAATCCACGTCTGCCGACGCCTCGAAGATCACCGGCAGGACATGCGGGTCAACAATCTCGCCGGTCTGAATACGCTTCGCGGCCGACACTTCCTTGTAGGCAAGCGTTTCCTGTCCACGGCCTGCGGTCGTCAGGACCACCATGAGGCTGTTATTCGTCTTATCGAGCGCCGAAGACAGAACGCGCCAAAGCTCACGATGCTTTTCCGTGGTCCATGCGTGAAGTTCGTCAGCCACGACAACGGACGGCGTGGAACCATGCTGGCCGAGACCTTCCGACGATACGGCCTCATAGCGGGTCCGGGTCTTCAGGTTTGAAATCTGGCTCTTGTATTCGCGGACGCGGGCCGTGCCTTTATAGCGGCGATCCTGCGACACGATCAACGCAACCTCTTCGAACAGTTCGCGGGCCTGCTTGCGGGCGAAGGCTGCGGACTGGATAAGGCCACCCGGAATCTTTTCGGGGCCGAAGGTGCAAAGCAGGACAATAGCTGCGGCCAGCGCGGTCTTGCGCGAACCACGGCCCAACTGGATAACCACCTTCTTAATCTTGCGGGTGCCGTCCGGGTTGCGGGGGCCGAAGATGGCGCGGATAATCCGCTCCTGCCACTCGTCCAAGTGGAACGGGTGGCCGGGTGCCGGGTTCTTCGGGTGCTTGTTGCGGCGAAGCCATTGCACCGCCCGCTCGCCGTCGCCGAACGTATCTTCGATGGGCGAGCCGTCGAACAGCCATTCCGGGCGGATGACAAGAGCGCTCAAAGGTCCAAGCCCTCATCATCGTCGGCAAGGTCATTCATGGACGCGCGGGAACGGGCCGAAGGCGTCAGGCCGAGTTCGCCAGCGCAGCGGATAAGCAGAAGCGAAGATTCCTTCAGCACACCATAAGCCGGGTTCCGCTTGCCATCGGCCGTGATCAGTCCACCGGCAGACACGGCGCGCTCTGCCATCCGCAAAGCACCATAGTGGACGCAATAGGTCTCGAGCGTGGCAAGGTCGGCTTCGGTGAGAACCTTACGTTCAACAGTGAGGATAGGCGCGACACGACGCCATTCCGCCTTCGCCTCCTTGTTCAGGTAGGGGGGTGCCTTGGGGATGCCGGTGACAGGCGAGCTACCAGCAACGATGGTCGTAGGCTTCAGGCCGCGCGTCATGCTGCCACCGCCTTGATTTCAAGGCCGTTGCGCACGCCGATTTCGGTCCAGCCCTTCACATTATATACGCGGCCCATGAACCGGATGCGGTCGGCGGTTTCCAAGCCGCTGAAGAACCGCGTGCGGAAGGTGATGGCGTCGGTGTCGCGCTCGCCGTTTCCGGCCTCGTCCTCGCCTACGGAATGCTGGATGACTTCGGCGCGCAACGTGGCAATATTCGCCCAGGTGGACACCGGGGTGCGGTTCTCGTTCAAGCCCGAGGTCATGCGGTCAATGAAGATGACGCGATTGAGGGTGCCAGCGCGCATTAGACGGCCCACCGCATGACGGCTTCCACGGTCATGACGCCGTGGCAGTAAGACTGCGCGGGGTCGGGGTCGCGCATCCACGCGACGGACGGCAGTGCGAATTCATCGATATGAAAGCCGGTCGCGGCCGGTGCATCCTTCAGGGTATTCATGACCGCGAAGCCGATAGCCTTCGCCATCTCGGCACCGTCTTCCAGCGCCCAAATATGGACGGTCAGGAAGACGCGGGCGACATACTGACCGCCGGAAGCGTGGCCGAGAAATTCCGTCTGCCCGCCGCCCATGAGGATGCACGGGAAGGCTTCCGGGCGCATGGTTCCGCCGCGAATATTGGCGGGGTCAACGTGGGCTGTCACGGCCGTGTCAGCGGCAAGGGCGTTGCCGATAGCGGCCTGAAGGGCAAGGGTGGGCTCAAGCATTCTGGTTATACTTCTTTACTGCCGCAGCGACTGCGCGGCCTACGCGCCGGTCATGGCGAGGTTTCACGGTTCGGACGGCCGGGAGAACGGCAGGCTGCGGCTCCATTTTCACGGTGCCGAATTCAAGGAAATGGCCGTGGCGCATGTCCTCGTTACCCACGGTAACGAGAACCTGATTAGGTCCAGCGGTGCGCTTGCCGCCGCCTTCGGCATAGGCGGGCGTCGTCTCACCGGGGCCGGTAACGGCGATGCTGTCGATGTATGCACCGGTATCGCGGGAGGCTTCGGCGAAGGCGGCGATAGCGCCCGCGACTTCCTCGCCGGACTTCATGAGCGCCGGGCGAAGTGCATTGAGGATTTCCTGCGGGATGGCTTCAAGGCGCTTCGCCAGTGCCGCCGACTGTTCGGTGAGGCGCCTATTCCGCGACATAACCCGTCACTTCCACGCGATACGGGCGCAAGAAATCGGCCGCGCCGTGCGGCAGGGCATAGACATTGATGCCGACAAGGGCCGCTTCACGGTTCTGATAGAGGTGCGCGGCCATCATGCAGACGGCCTGCTTGATCGATGCGGGCACCGGATTGAAGTCGGAAATGGGCTTTCCGAGGCAGGAAACGGCCCATTCTTCAGCCGCATCAAGATAGTGCTGAAGCAGTTCGTCCGTCGCATTGCTAAGACCGCCGAACGCGTCAACGTCCAGCAAAGCGTCGGTTCCAAGGTGGGTCTTGAAGAATGAAAGGGTGACAATACCCATGCTGAATTAGCCTTCGCTCATGAAAAACTTATATGGACGCGCTATCACGCGTGCGTCCCCCCGCCGGTTCCTAAAGACGCTGACAAATCGCAAACCACCCCCGGACGGCGGGCCTTGTGCATCCGCTTACCTGCCTCGTTGACGGTTGCGGTTAGGGCGCGATCGATAGTCCAGCCATTGCTGAGACGGCTGCGGATGGTGTGCCTTGAGATGCCGGTGACTTCGGCCCATTCGTCCAGCGTGCGAGTGTAGCCATTGAAGTCGTAGCGCTTCGCGTTGTGGCCGAAGCCGGGGCCAGTGCGCTTTCCCGTGGGCCGCTTCGGGGTGATCGGCGCGCCGGGATTGAACATCACTGCCGGTGCGGGGCGTCCAAGCCAGCAATCAATGCTTGCGCGGGCGTCCTGCCGCCGCCGCGCAACATAGGCGAAAGCGCGCTGCCGGATCGCTGCGCACTCGGCTGCAAACTCCTCCTTGTCGATCTGGCGGGCGCGTTCGGCGGGCGTCACTGATGTCGCTCCTGCTTCTGTTTCACGCTCGAATGACAGTTGGTGCAAAGGCTCTGCCAGTTCGTGCGGTCCATGCGGCGATGCGGGGCAAGGCGGATAGCGATGATATGATCAACAAGGGTTGCGCTGGTGCGAACGCCATTGCGGGCACACTCTGCGCAATACGGGTGCTGAAGCAGGTAGGTGCGGCTTGCTGCACGCCATTCCGCATCATAACCGCGTGAGGATGCCGAGCCGCGAAGGGCATCATGGCGACGGTTGCGGGCGCGGGTTGCTGCGATCTGGCATTCGCACCGGACACCATAAGGAACATTCTCTTCGCAGTTCGGGCAGAAGCGCGGAATGCCGGTCATGCGCCACCTGCAATCTTGGCCTTGAGGGCGCGAAGCCCGGCACGGTCAAATTCGGGATCCAGACCTTCGGCGACGTTGCGCGCGGCCTGTTCTGGGTCCGCTGCCTTGGCAGGCTGCTTTTCATCCTCGCCGCTACCATGGATAGCCTTCAGCTTGGCGATGTGACCGGAATATGCGCGTTCAATTTCGGTCGGGGTCGCGGCCCACGCTTCGGCAGGCGTCCAGCCAAGCCAGCCGGTCGCACGCTCATAGAGGTCAGCATAGTATTCGGCCCATGCGATAGACTTGCTCGAAGCGGGAACCCGCTTTGCATTCGGGGCGCGTGCGGGCATCAACATGGAAACGAGTTCGGCGAGCGGCATCCGTGCCGGGCCGATGAAGTTGGAAAGCGGCCTTCCCGAGAGAGACGAAAGGAAGGCCGCTGCATTCTGGTTGCCGCTTCTACTGGAGACCAGAATGATATCGGAAATGATGGTGAAGTTACCCTCTTCCAGCGCCCGGAACATTGCCGGGAAGCCGAAACGGGCCTCAAGCGTGACAGCGGCCCGCAGAGTTGCGCGAAGCTCCAAGACGTGGCTGTCCTGCGCAATCGTCACAATCTCATATGCGGGCCGCTGGTAGGTCATGGCTTAGGCCGCTACAGGGGCGATTGCAGAATGGCCGAGAACCACCGTTGCGCCGAGCGCAATGGACGTGCCGCCAGCCTTCATGACGATGGCGCGGACATAGCGCTTGCGCTTGCTGCCGATATAGCCGAGGCGATAGGCGCTGTTCGCGGCAAGCGTGGCCGGGAGAGCGCCGAGCTTGTCAGCCGGGGCAACGTCGGTGAAATCGGCGTCGGTGGTCGTGTCGCTTTCCTGAAGCTTCACGCCGAAATCGCCAGCCCCGACGATAGCGCCGGTGTTGATGACGAAAAGCGCGCTATCGAAGCCGGAGAGGTCAACGGCGTTGCCGATGACTGCTGCTGCGACGACGGCAGGGGCGAGCGCCTGCACGGCCTTGTTGTCGTGATAGGTATCCTTCATGGCCGGGTCTCCTTAGTTGGCGCTGATCTTCAGGAACTTGATGGCATTGAAGTCGCCAGCACCGCCGCCGAGGCGCTTGTAGCTGTCGAAGACAATCCAGCCCTTCCGGGTCGTGCTGTCCTGCTCGACGCGGATGCCCTGCCGGTCCACGATGACGTAACCCTGCTTGAAGTCACCGAAGGCAATCGGCATTGCGCCCGAACCGATGTCAGGCATGGACTCGTCGATCTCGACGCGGAAGCCGAGAAGCGGATGATCGACACCTTCGATCAGGTTGCCGGTCGGTGCCCAAAGGTAACGGCCGGTCGTGTCCTTGATCTGGCGAAGGCGAAGCGCCGTGGCGCTGTTCATGAGGAAGACAGCATTACCCTTGTAAGGGCGGCGAAGCGTCGAAATCAGCTTGATCAGCGCATCGGAAAGCTGCGCGTCGGTCGGGGCCGTTGCGCCCGCTGCCACATACTGGAACTTGCCCCATTCACGGGCAAAGTCCTTTTCGGATGCCGTGGGATAGGTGAGAAGGCCCTTCGGCGAATTGTCCGCACCGTCGCCGGTCATGAAATCTTCGCCTTCGGTTTCCGCGAAGTCATGCACGACGTTGTTGATCAGCCAGGACGAAAGATCGACGGCAGAGTCTTCCAGCAAGGTGCGGGTCGTGGTCGGCGCGGCGTAGTATTCGCAAACGCCGTAAGAGTGCTTGATGAGGTTCGGCGTTGCCGTGTCCTGCGGACGGTCGGAACGTTCGGACACCTTCTGAGCGCCGCGCTTGCCGAGCGAATAGAAGCGCTCATACTTGTCACCCGCGATGCTGACGACTTCGGCAAGGCCGCGCATCGGCGAGAGGTCCGTAAGCAGGCTGCGGATAGTAAGGTCGGTCGTCGGCAGGACGAAATAGCCCCCGTCCACATTGCTGTCGGTCGCGATGGCCTTAACTTCGGCAATCGAGCCGGTGCGCATAAACGATTCCAGCGCCTTCTTCTCGCTGTTGTCGTTCTGGCCGTTCGGGTGATTGTTGTTCGCGCCGCGAATGCGGTTCGACTTGGCTTCGAAGGCATCCATGCGGGCCTTCAGGGCCTTTACTTCCTCCTGCGATACCACCGGGTCGGACTTCTGTTCGACAACCAGCGGGTTCTGCACTGCTTCGTTTTCCATGCTGTTTCCTTCGGTGATGGACTTAACTTCGGTGGTGCGGGCGTCCGGATGGACCGGGCGACGGCAAAGAGAGATTTCGGTGATGGTGAGATCAGTGAGAACGCGACCGCCTTCCGGACGGGCCTTCTTGCCGTGAAGCTGGTAGCCGATGGACAGACCAGACATGCTACCGGCGACAAGGTGACGGCGCGCTTCACGGGCGGGGCCGACGCCTTCAACAAACAAGCGGCCCTTCACCTCAAGGCCCTTGTCGGTGACTTCATGGGAATTCCAGATTCCGACAACCTGCCGCTGTTCGTGCTCGACAATCATCGGAATTTCCGGGGCGAACTTGAACGCGGTCGGTTCGATAAGGTCGCCGTAACTGTCGGGCTTGCCGAACGGCCATGCGATGCCGGTCACGGTGCCAGCGTCGTCAATGGAGACTTCGGCCTTAACTTCTAAGGTGCCGGTGTCGGTCAAAGCCCGGTCTCCTTCAGCGTTTCGTTGATCGCTGCTGAGAGATCACCGGTTGCCGCAGCCCCGTGGAGACGGGACCCGATATTTTCCTGCAGAGGTTCGAGGCCAGTTGAGATGGCTAGAACTTCGGGCTTGCCATTCCACCGGGCGTCCAGAATGTCGAGGGCGAGCGGCAGGGTCTCGTCAATCGGCCGGTCCTTGGCATAGGCGTCCACAAGGCGCTGCGCCTCCTGCGGATTAACCCTGCCCCCGATGAGGCCGAGCCGGATCACTTCGATAATGTCGGCCATATGGAACTGCGAAGCCGACATGCGAAGAAACAGCGCGCCAATGCCGAGGCCGGTCTTGTGCTGAAGCTCTGCAATCACGGTGTCCGTAAGGGTGAAGGTCTTTTCACCGTCACCGAAATAAGCGGTATGGGAGATCATGCTTCTTCCTTCGGCGCGGTAGGTGCCGGGCCGGTCGTGGTCGTAGTAATGTGCGGATTAGAAAGGCTGTCGCCGTCCGGGTGTGGCGGCATGTTGAGCATTGCGCGGACTTCGTTGCCGGTGAACGCGCCCATGCTGCGATACTGGCCGAGCGCCGTCGCCCGCTTCATGAAGTCGGTCGTCAAAAGGTCGTCGGTGATGAATTCGATATAGAATTCGTTACGCTCTGCCGGGTTGAGCAGCACGCGCGAATAGGCCCACGTCCACGCCGTCAGCCAAGGCTTCAGCGTGAGCGTGTAGAACTGCCGGGACATCTCCTCAGTATTCGACCAAGTTCCGCGAGTTAATTCGAATAACATTGTGGGCGGGATACGGAAGGCGCGGCTGATTTCGCGGATTTGCTCAAGGCGGTTCTCAATAAACTGCGCATCTACGAGCTTCATCGAAAGCTCTAGAACGTCCATGTCTTCATCGAGAATGGCGGTGCTGCCGGAGTTCTTGCCGCCGTGCGTTCTAAACCAGCTTTCTACAATCTTCCGCTTCGCTTCAGGCTCCAGCGCCTTCTTCGCCTTGATGACGCTAGAAGGACGGCCACCATTCGCCAGAAGGCTTTCAAGGTAGCCCTCGAATGCCATAGCAAGGGCGATAGCCTTGCGGCCGGAGTAGATCGGCGCGACATTGCCGAAGGGCTGAAGGTGAAGAATGTCGGTGTATTCGTATTGCACCGGCCCATCGGCCGTGGTGACGACATAGAACGGGGTGCCGTCGTCATAGGTGCGGTTCTGGACCGTCCACGGCTCAAGTCGCTGCAAGCTCAACGGACGGTCGTCGGATGAACGGATAGTGTAAGCGTAGCCGTTCCCCCAAAGCTGAGCGTCACGAGTGAGATCAACGCGAAACTGCGAAGCGCTCACAAACGGGCTGGTCTCGTCGTGGATCAGCCGATACGCCGGGTGGTCCTTTGCAGCAACGCGCGTTTCGCGATGGTAGAGCTTGGCAGGAAGATCGCCGGACTTCTCCGAAATGATCCCAACGGCGCAGGAAACGGCAGGCACTTCCGTCGCATTGCGCGGCGTCACAGTAATGCCAGACGCCGCGTTCCTGATTTCGAGAAGAATATTCTCGATAGATTGCGCTTTCTTCTCGCTACCGAAGCCGAGTGCGTTTCTTAAACCTGCAAGCACTTACGATATGTCCTCAATTCAACTTGAGGACAGAATCTCACATCAGGATTCACTTGTGAATCCCATTAATCAAAAAAAATGAATTAATTCGTCTAGAGATCAAGTAAATTGATTTATTGGCCGACTCCGGGAATGTTGATAGACCGATTGTTGGCGGCTCAGCGAAGGGAATTAATATGGATAACGGTGTGCGCGACGAGGACGAGCCTAAGAGCTCATCAGGCAAGTTGATGTTCTTCGGATTGTTGTCATTGCTCTGGCTTGCCGCTGCATTCCTAGTAGGCTGGACTGCACACACGCCAGAGGGGAATTGCATCGGCACTTTCGCGTGTCTCACAGCTAATGAATGGGGAGACTTTTTGGCCGGAGTATTTGCCCCAATTGCATTTCTGTGGCTCGTCGCGACGGTCTGGATACAGGCAGACGAGCTACGGGCACAACGAAAGGAGCTTTCTTTAACTCGCGAAGAGTTCAAGGCGAACCGCGTGGTGATGAACGAACAGGCCAAGGAAGCAAAGCGACAGGCCGAGTTCATTGAGGTGCAAACCCAAATCTTTGCCGACGAGGCAAATTCTAGACGGCGGCAAGAGCAGCTTGCATCATTCACGATTTTGATGGACCGATTTATTCGGCATGGACGTGAAAACCACGACAAGGTGGGATTTCGCTTCCAGAACAACACAATGAACCTGATAGCGCCCATTAGAAATGAGGGCGTCAGCGAAGAGCGATATGTCGAGTTGCAAGATGAGCACCTCGACCGTGTTGTCGCTTTCGTCAACCCCCATGCTGAGACAATCAACGCTGACGCGTTCAAACAGTCGTTTCTTTACATCTATAGTGCCGAGGAGATTGTCGACCTGATACCCTACCATAGCCGGGTTGGATGGAAGATGAGCAGGATGTCGACTCTCTTGGACAAATACGGCCAGATCATCGAAACAATCCCCCAACTTGCCGAGCTTCTTCCTCATCTGAAGGCAAGGGAAGCTCGTATCGCGGCAAAAATTCATACGCTGTAGCGAGCTAACCTAAAGGAATCGCGGCGATACTATCCATGGCGGCAGCAAGGCCAGGAAGCATAACTTCGCTTCGGCCATATAGCTCTTGCGAACCGCCGCCTCTCCGTCCAGTTATGTAGTTCCGCGCGTCGTCTGGAACGCCGTCGCGACGGCAGAAGTCTTCAAACAGGTGCCGCCATCCGTGATTAGGGGAGAGTTCGGGCCGCTTGTCGTGAGGGATGAAGCCGCGAACCCATGTGCTGATACGGGGCTGGGCTGAAATTTCATCCTTCGTCTCGCCTTTAAACAAACGGCCAGCCGGTGCGGCTTCAATGAACTTAAGGAATCCCTCGTCCACAAGCACCTTGTGAACCGGAATGCGGCGCTCGCCGCTTTCGGTCTTCAATGTTCGATTGCCGACGGTAGTCACTTTCCAGAACCAACGGCCATCGGCCTGAAAGAAGTCTTCCTTACGAAGCTTCCCTGCCTCGCTGACACGCATGCCTGAATAGGCACACAGCCAGGGTATCCAGCGCAACATAGGCTTCACTTCCTTCCTCGCTGCGGCCAGCACAAGCTTCGCCTCGTCCATTGTGAAGGCGCGAAGATAGGAGGGTAGTGTTGTGTAGTCAGGCGCTTTGATGCCGTTGAGCGGGTTGCCAGCCGGGAAGAAGTTTGCCGGGTCGTTCTGCCTTCCCCAATTCATCACCGTGCGCACGTTCTGAAGCATCGCCTTCACAGTGCGGTTGCTGAGTTCGCCGGCGTCCTGCAAAGATTCGATCCAGCCTTTGCCCTCTGCGGCAGTGACAGTCAGGGCATTCTTGCTCTTGCGCCACCTGGCGAATGCGGCGCAATGGTCGCGATATTTCTTCGCCGTGCGAGCGGGCAGGGGCTTAGCGTTCTTGCCGCGTGCACGGCGCGTTACCTCGTCATCTATTATATTGTCAAAGGTGATCGGGTCCGGTTCGTCTTCTGTGGGCGCGGCGTCGGCAAGTAGGGGATGCGTCGGCTTGCCGGTGAAGTCGCCTTCGTTCCGTTCGTCCTCGCGGGCGACGGCCTCATAGGATGCTACGCATAGCGCTTGCGCCAATGCCCGCCACTTGTCGGTGCCTTTAAGGGCGTCGGTATTTCCGGCGAGCCGGGCAAGCTCAAGACGAGCGCCGACCAGTTCCTCTAATTCGTCATCGGACAGCTTGCCGGCGAAGCCATCTCGGTAGCGCCGGGCGTGGTCGAAGTCGATTTCAAACTGAGCATATCGGTGATCGGTTGCGCGTAGCTGCGTATCGAAGTCGATTTGGCTCTGATAGTCGCGAACAGCGATCTGCTGAACAGTAAGGGGATAGGCCGGGGCGCTCGCCTGCTTGCCGGTCGCGGCCTCATGCTTCTGCCGCGCAATGCCAATCTGCCGCTGTATCGACGCGACGGCTGCGGCGTGATTGCGAAGGGCCATGCGCCGGTCTCCGCCTAGTTGGATTTCCAGTTCCGTGCGGTTGTCGAGGTAAGGCCGAAGTTGGGGAGGGATGACGACGCGGGCCGAATAGCGCCCGTTGCGCTCTTTCCAGTGTTGCGGCTTGCCAGCCAT